CGGGTTGATCCGATGAAGAGGCTACAGACGATTTCTTATTCTTTTGCACTTTGATCCGGCGAAAGCCGACAATAGTACGATGAATAACGTCCACGCCAGTCATGTTTGAGCGAGCATAAAACTCCCACTCAGGACCAGCTTTCTGCTGAGGTAAACCCAGGTAATCGGTGATTGTACCACCCAAGACGCTTTTCAACTTATCGTGCGTAATGGCCTCATAGGCCCCGCTTGGTATGCTTAGAGCATTTGCTTGGATAATGGTCGCACCCCAACTAGTGGGTAATGCATCAACAACATATGTAGTAGCCATGTTCGGTAACTCTTTCTCGGGCGGTTATCGCTCCGAATCGTCAGACGTATTGTCTTGGGCACAACAAGTTAAGGTGCCTTAACCCCACAGTAAAGATACTGCGAGAGGTAAAGCGATAGGCGGTAACGCTGGTAGATTCAACCAAGAATCGTCCGGCGGGTCGAATAGCTGACTTACGCCAGCCGAGCGAAGAAAGACGTCGAAACATCTGCCATCACTGAAATACATTTCACACCGAACCGAATGACCAATTCGATAGGGCATTGTGAAGGATGTAGCATAGGTCTGCAGATCATCGATATAAGTACCGACACCTGTAAACCAGTCTACGATGAAAGTCATGCGCCCCGCGTTGTAAATGCCGGAAGGTGTAGGGATGACGCCAGCTGCCAAAGCTGGTGAAGTCTCCCATAAGGCTGTGGCGAACCCGATATAACTGGGGTAAGTCCAGGCCTGGGACCTAAAGCGCACATCTAGATAAAGGCAGTCACTTGGCTGATACCCATAATAGGTACCTATATAACGGAATAAAACATCCCGTAGTGACTGTGGCACAGACGATAGATTGTCAGTCTGATATCGAATCTCACCTTCGCCTGTCATGGGCGAGACTAACGGTGTGACAAGATTTCGAATGGCGTCTATAGTCGGCTTGATCCCAAAGCTCCAAGCCAATGTGGCATCAGATAACAGCGTGGCGAAAGCCGATATACGCGCGCCCACATTTTGTATTTTGTTCGAAAAGATTATGGATATCTTCTTTTCAGAAGACATAGCCAATACTTTAAGATCGGATACAAAAGAGGTGGACTCGACGAGATTCTCGAAATTTCGATCGTAGTCAATCATGATGTAGCGCATAGCGCGGCCTTGGGTATGGTATAATGCTGGTGAAAACTGGTTAATGTCGAAGGACATACAGTGTTCAAGACGACGAGTTTCCTTCTCACGAAGTGAGGAGGGCCCGAAGGATGACACATAATATCCTTTATCTGCAATGCTAAATGGCACCGGCTCGACTTGAGGCGGATTAGCTGCATAGGCATTTAAACCTTCCAGCACGATCTCTGTCCTTTCGGACGAAAGATCACCAGCTGATATACGCCGAATTTTAACGCGTATATTAGACAGCTGGGAAAGGCTGACGCCGGACGGGTAGCCCTTATGGAACGGGGCGTTAATCGTATAGGATATTAAATCCTTATCGATAACGAGATCCGTAAGAACATGTATGGCATAGCGTCCCAGGGTGTTATTCCGTCTGAATTGCTGTCCGACGAAGGGTAGTAGCCGATAAGCGAATACTCGTAAACCATCAAATGAAAGATGGTGGACTTGTCCGCTAGGCGACGAAGCCTTAACCGTTGGCACCAGGACAGATGTGATCCCTGTTGGCAAAACAAAATTCGTAAGTCGATCGGATAAGGGAACTTGACTTGAACCCAGACCTGTAACGACTCCGCTTGATGAGAGAGACCTGCGCATATTCCATGATGGAAGAGTCTCGGTGAGATTCTCCTTCCGAATACTTCGGACCACATTCGAAATGATCGTAAGACCTTTAAGAATGTTGTTGCGTGATCCTGGCATTAGGTCGGGCCTAAACGTATTAATTACACGTGATTTATAGCTGTCAACTACCAGACGGTAGTTGTACCGGCAGAACAAACAGAGAATAGGATCTGCAAAAAACAGTTCCTCTAACTGATTGATCTTGCCCGCAGCCACGACCTGGGTATTAAACCAGGCTTGGTAATTAGGCGTTGAGGATGCAGTATATGAGCCTAACTGGAGGAAATGAGATGGTTTACTCATTAGAACTCCTACTAGTAAATTCGGCTTTATGGATAAACATGTCCACATAAGACGAATTCCCCACTACTACAAAGCGCAATATGACTCCTTCACTTTGCCACATAACTTGGAGCTTGAACTGGACGGCCTCAGAAATATCGGCCTCACAGCTCGCCATGCAAGGAATCGGGGTAGCTTTCGCGACCTCCTCCTTCGTGTACAGTAGCAAAACCGCTGGAACGCCTAACTTGATAGCGCGATCGTAGATGTCCTTGGCTCTTTCGAGATCCAAAGGTTTATCTATGAGACCGACTACAAAGAACAGGTGCTTTGCGCGGCCAGGCCAGTACATATTCATGGTACACTCCTAGGCATACAAACGTGAAGGATTAGTAAAGACTGGATGACGGTTACTTCGTCTCTAGTTAGTCAGAACCCCCAGCCGTTAGGCCGAGGGCTCTTTTAATAAGGAGACGGAATCGGTTGTCAAACCGTGACCCTCCTTTCGAAGAGCCTTCC